ATATGAATTAAATGAATATGGCTTACAAGCGGCATACTCATTTTTAGGTATTGCCAACAGAGCATACGTTTTAAGAGTAAATGTTGACACAAATGATTTAATTGGTAGTGCTTCGGCACCATCAGCAGACCCAACAGATGGAACATACTGGTTTGACCTTGCATCAACTAGTTTTGGTATTCATGAGTGGTCAAGAACAGATCAAAAATTTACAGCAAAAACACCAATAATAATTACAGCGGTTACTGACCTGGTAGGTAACACATCAACAGGTGCACCAAAAACTTCAATTGGTTCACAAGGTGATTATGCAGTTAACACAACACACGTAAGCAACAAGATTTACAAGAAAACTGCTTCAAACACTTGGGTACAATTAGGCTCAACTGGTTGGCACAGTTCATTACCTGCACTTGAATCAACTGCGGGTGCAACAGTAACATCGGGACATAACATACAAATTAACGGTAATGTAGTTGCGGCAAGTTCTACTACACTGGCAAACGTTGCTTCACAAATTAATGCGGCAAATATACCGGGTGTAACGGCAAGTGTTAACTCAACAACTAACAAATTAGAAATATTCCATGATGGAAGTGAAATTGGAGATTCAACTGCAGGAGCAGGAACAATTAGAATCGAAGCAGGTGGAACAGGTACTTTGATGGCAGACTTAGGATTAACGGCTGGTACATACAAAGGTCCAAAATTCCAACAATCAAAACACACTAGTAGACCTACTTGGAAAACAGCAGACGATAACAGACCAAATGGTTCAGTTTGGTTTAAAACTACATCTGCAAACAGTGGAGCAAATATTGTTGCAAAACTTTATAGTTCAACTGATGGAACGTTTTCAAGTGTAAGTGCACCATTGTATGCTTCAGGTAACCAAGCAATATATAATTTAGATGCCGCAAACGGTGGAACTAAATTAAGTGTTGGTTCTTTATACACACAATTTAATATAACAGAACAAAAAATAGTATCAACAAACGATTCACTAGTAGACACAACTTCTAACGTTGGTGACTTCCAACTGTTTAGATACGAAGGTGGTGAAACTATTATTAGATCTAAAACAACTAACCCAAGTTTTACAGCAGGCGAACATTTCACTGTAAGAGAATCAGTTAAGAACACAGAAGCATTGGCGGCGGCTAAAACAGTCACTATGATTTCTGGAGATGGTTCAACACTAGGAGATTCAGAAGACTTTGTTACTGCTTTTGGAAATGCAGGATTTACAAACTTAGAAGCATCAATAATTAGTGCAGGTGAATGGAAAGGTGCTATTCAGATTAAACACAAATTAGGTGGTGAATTCAGAATGAACAACACTAACGGTGATCCATTAGGAGATGCTGGTTTAGGAACTTCAGAAGCACATCCTTATGGTGGATACACTGCAAACAGCACAACATTAATTGATAATTTATATGTAGCACCAGCAGGTGATACAGAAGATTCAACTACTGCGGCAGAAGTAGTTGCTTCAAACTGGAAAAGATTATCTTATACAGCAAGTACAAGTTCACCAACTAACGAACCAAGTGATGGTACATTATGGTATGATACTAAAATTGACGAAGCAGACATTATGGTACACAACGGTACTACATGGACTGGCTATGTTAACACTTATGGAACAACAGATCCAAATGGTCCACAATTTAGTGCAACAGCACCAACTTCACAATCAGATGGTACAGCACTAGTAAACAACGACTTATGGATTGATACAAGTGACTTAGAAAACTATCCAAAACTTTACAAATATAACACTTCAGCAACGTTAAGTTCAACTAACACAGCAAATCAAGTAGCAGTTACAACAACTGGTGCGGCTTGGGTATTAGTTGACAAAGCGGATCAAACAACAGAAGACGGAGTTGTTTTTGCAGATGCTAGATGGCACACATCAACTGAAAGAAATGCTAATAACAAAACTTCGGCTGGTGATGCATCAAGTATTAAAAATCTTTTAAGTGATAACTTCTTAGATCCAGATGCACCAGATCCAGCATTATATCCAAATGGTATATTGCTATGGAATACTAGAAGAAGTGGATATAATGTTAAAGAATACAAAAACAGCCACATAACTGATACAAAATATCCAAGTTCAGGATCGGCTGGATTAGGTAACATTAGATACAATAACGAAGGCGTTTCAGGATACTACCCAGACAGATGGGTTACTAAATCAGGTAATGCATCAGATGGTTCTATGTGTGCAGGTAGAAAAGCACAAAGAAAAGTTATTGTACAACAAATAAAATCTGAGATAGATACTAACCAAGCAATTAGAGAAGATCAAAGAGGCTTTAACGTGATTGCTACTCCTGGATACCCAGAAGCAATAGCAAACATGATTAACTTAAACACAGACAGAAATAACACTTCATTTGTAGTTGGTGATACACCAATGAGATTAAAAGGCACAGCAACAGACATTACAAACTGGGCAAATAACTCAAGTGGTGCTACTGATAACAGTGAAGAAGGACTAGTAAGAGCTAGTGATTATTTGGGTGTGTTTTATCCATCAGGATTAACAACAGACAACGGCGGTAAATCAATTGTAGTTCCACCAGCACATATGATGATGAGAACACTAGCAAACAACGATAACGTTGCTTTCCCTTGGTTTGCACCAGCAGGTACAAGAAGAGGTGTTGTTGACAACGCAACTTCGGTTGGTTACATTGACTCAGAAGGAGAATTTGAAACAATATCTGTAACGGAGTCAGTGAGAGATTCAATGCATGGAGTAAAAGTAAATCCAATTACTTTCTTCTCAGGAGCAGGAATTGTAAACTTTGGTAACTTAACGAAAACTTCGGGAAGTTCGGCATTAGATAGAATCAACGTATCAAGATTAGCAGTATACTTAAGATCACAATTAGATAGTATTGCTAAACCGTTTATTTTTGAACCAAATGATGAATTAACAAGAAATGAAATCAAAGGAGCGATTGAATCGTTCTTGTTAGAACTAGTTGGACAAAGAGCGTTGTATGACTTCTTAGTAGTATGTGATGATACAAACAACACACCTACTAGAGTTGACAGAAACGAATTGTATGTGGATATAGCGATTGAGCCTGTGAAATCAGTAGAATTTATTTACATACCATTAAGAATTAAAAACACAGGAGAAATAGCAAAATTAGGGAACTAATTTTCGATAAATAGGAGAAACAGATGGCAATATCAACATTATCAAAATTTACAGTACCTTTAGCAAACGATCAAAGTAGTGCATCACAAGGCTTATTGATGCCTAAACTACAATATCGTTTTAGAGCAATCCTGGAAAATTTTGGAGTATCAACACCAAGATCAGAATTAACAAAACAAGTAATGGACATAACAAGACCTAACTTGACTTTTGACCAAGTAACTTTAGATGTATACAACTCAAGAGTATATGTTGCAGGTAAACATACTTGGGATCCAATTACAATCACATTGAGAGATGATGTTAACAACTCAGTTACTAAACTAGTTGGTGAACAAATTCAGAAACAATTTGATTTCTTTGAACAGTCAAGTGCGGCATCAGGAATTGATTACAAATTTACATCAAGAATTGAAATGCTTGACGGTGGTAACGGAGCAAGTGCACCAAATGTATTAGAAACATTTGAATTATATGGTGCATACATTGAGAACGTTAACTACAACACACTAGCATACAACACGTCAGAACCTGCTACAATTACATTGTCGGTTAGGTATGACAACGCAATTCAAACACCACAAGGAACAGGAATTGGTACAGCAGTATCAAGAACTATTGGTACTTTAAGTACTGGTGGTGGACAATAAGTTTTAACTACGCAATTATAAACAAGAAAAGCGTCTTTATAGGCGCTTTTTTTGTGGCTATAAATAACGTATATGCCAAGCATTAATAATTTTTTACAAGGTTTCACAGATGGTCTTCCAGGCATGAAGGACTTCCGTCACGCATCTCGATTATACATAGACGATAATTTCAAGTTGATGCCAAAACAGAAGTTTTTGTATCATGTACATTTTGATCTAGACGATTCTGTTGCAGTAACACGATTCACTCCAGGCGAAAAAAATGAATTGAATATGCTTGTTAAGGCTTGTGATTTACCTAGATACAATATGAACTATGAAGAAAAAGTTCAATACAATAAAAAAATGTATGCCAATACACGTGTAGTATATGATCCAATTGTTGTAACATTTCATGATGATCATGCTGATACTGTAAATGCTTTTTGGAAAAAATATTTTGAATACGAAGTTGCTGACGCTGTACAACTTAATAGTTTGTCACAAAACGATTCTAAAGATGATTATTATGATGCTGAACGAAGAACTACAAAATGGGGACTTGATACACCAAAACAAAAACGTAAACCGTTTTTAAGAGGTATAGAAATATTTGTTTTACATAAACAAAAGTTTACTTCTTTTGCTTTAGTGAATCCAGTTATTGGTAGTTTCAATCATGATAACTTAGATGCCGCAGACGGAACAGGAATATTACAAAATCAAATGCAAATTCTTTATGAAACTGTTATAATGAAATCCGGATCAATTGATATGCTAAAAGATGAAAAAGGTTTTGCAAAAATTCACTATGATCACGAACCTTCTCCTTTAACTGTATTAGGTAGGGGAACTAATTCAATTTTTGGACCAGGTGGTGTTGTTGATGGTATCGGTTCTGTTATTGGAAATATTGGTAGAGGAAATTATTTAGGAGCAATATTAGCCGCAACAAACACTTATAATAATGCTAAAAAAATTAAAAAATCTGCCGCAAAAGAAGAATTAAAAGGAATTGCTAAAAAGGGTGTAAAAAATATTTCCAAAAATGCAGGCAACGTAACTAATCCAGTGGCACAATTTGTAGTTGGTGGTGCTTTAATTGCCGCATCTGATAAACTCGAGGGTAGTCCTAGAGGAACTTCTGATAATAAAACAAAACAAAATAACACTGTAATAACAAATTCAACTATTAATACAAAACTTTATTTGACGTCAGAAGAATCATATCAACTTGTTACTACTGATAGTGTTATAAAAGACGAAATAGCGGCCGGAATATATTTTAAAGACATAGGGTCAAGAAAAGGATTAACTATATCAGCATCAAATGTTGAATATGAAAACGCATCTGACAATGTAAAAACAGTATACAGATCTAAAGCAATCACAGATATTAGAAAGTTAGTAACTGAAGGATATATAAAAATAGATAGAGCAACAAATTCAGTTGACGTTGCAATAGAGAAGGCGAACGTATAATGGCAGACTTTTACACAAATTTACCACCTAAAACTAAAGACAATTTAGACAATACAATAGATAAGTTAACCACAACAACTTATGAAGAAAATTTTGAATTAAACGTTGGTGAATACGATGCTGTAATTGCCTTTTTTGTAAAAAGAGGATTTAAAAGAGCATCTGCAGAATCTACTGCATACGTAATAATGGCTCAAGCAAAGATTGATAACATAAAACCACAAGAAATATTAGACCAATTAACTTATGCCACACCGGCTCAATTATCTGAATTAATAACAATAATTTTAAATGCAAACAGATACAAGTCCAGTAGACTAGGTGTAAGACAAACACTCAACACTGTCGAGACTGTATCTAGAAATATTCTAGACTAATGTTACCAAGATTTGCCAGAGGAAAGTTCCACCCAAAAAACCAAGAAAAATATGTTGGTTTAAAAACACCAACATACAGATCAAGTTGGGAACAAGCATTTATGAGATTGTGTGATGAACACCCTAACGTGGCAAAATGGGCAAGTGAATCTATAAAAATTCCTTACAGACATCCTTTTACAGGAAAGTATACTGTGTACGTTCCAGATTTTTTTGTTGTATACATAGACAAAGATGGAAGAAAACACGCAGAACTTATCGAAGTAAAACCAATGGCACAAACCGCAATGGAACGTGCTGGAAAAAGTATTGGGAAACGAAAACAAGTTGCACTCAATATGGCGAAATGGGAGGCGGCAAACGCCTATGCAAAACAAAATAAAATACGGTTTAGAGTTGTTTCAGAAGAACAGTTATTCCATAACGGTAAACGTAAGTAAATAAAAACATGACAAAGAAATTAGAAGAAATTTTAAATTTACCAAATGTTAAAGAAGCATTTAAGCAAGTAGATGCTAAAGAAAAAGCAAAAGAATCTAAAGAATCATCAAATGGTAAAAGTAAAAATTTAGATCCACAAACACAAAAAAACCTTGAAAAAAGTTATGCTGAATTTGACAAAATTGCGGCCGCACTTCCACAAGTAAAAGGACTAGGCGAACTTTCAGATTTAGAATTAGATAAGTTGGCTGTAGAAGCAGAAGAAAGTTATAAGAACTTAATGGACTTAGGAATGAACGTAGATTCACGTTATTCAGGACGTATATTTGAGGTTGCAAGTACTATGTTGCGTAATGCCATAGATGCTAAAGGGTCTAAAATAGATAAAAAGTTAAAAATGGT